GAGGACGAGATGGCGGAAAGCTCCTCGGCAGGTGCCCGGAATGCGGCGGGGACCTGTGGGACAACCGCGAGCGAAACAAGACACAGAAGCCCGCATGGCCTTCGTTCAAGTGCGTTGATAATGGAAAGGGGTGCGACTTCCTCCAATGGCCCAGCACACCGATCCCTTGCGAGCTACCACCAGAGGACCGGGACGCCCCGGGCCCACAGATGCCTGAAGCGTGGGCGGCTGAGATCGAAGAGATCGAAGCGGTCAAGGCGGCGGCCGATGGGGATTTACCGTTTTGAGTTCCGCATTCGATCTGACAGTGGAGGCCGGGCGCCTGGTCGCTCTCCTCGAAGACGAGGGCGGCGCATTGACGCCAGAATCCGAACAGCGGTTAGCCGAATACTTCGACGCGGCGCCCGACAAGCTCGGCGCCATCGCCGCGGTCGTCCGTCGGCTGAACGCTGAGGCCGATCATTTCAAGCGGTTAGCCGACAGGGCCTCCGCCCGGGTGAAGTCGCTCAGAACGAAGCGGGATAGGTTACGGGGCAATGCGCGGGAATTGTTGATCGCACATCACGACCTAACGGGGGAGAGCGCGATCCGTGGCGATCACTTTTCCGCGCACCTCTCACGGAGGGCGTCAATGGTCAGCCCCTCAGACCCGGACGCCTGGCCGCCTGAGTTCGTCTCTGTGGAAGAGGTGAAGAGGATGGACAAGAAAGGCGCCCTCTCCGCCCTCCGCGGTGGCGCTGAGCTTGAAGGGTTCTCCCTGTTGCATGACTGGTCGGTGACGCTCAAATGATGAACGGCCGCCCGGATCTGCTGCGGGTCTTTCCGCGGCGCACCTCTCACACGCCTAAAGATCGGCTTGCCTTCGTCGGTGATCCCCCGTTGTTTCGCCCGCCCCCGGGTGACGTTTCCGAGGTGCACATTTCGGTATCGTTCACATGGGATCTCGTTGAGGCGGAGCGATTGCGGCGAGCCTGGTCCGCGTTCTATCCGGTGGTGCGCGTTGGCGGCCCGGCTCTGGGCGATGAGACGGCCTCGGCCTTCGTCCCTGGGCGCTACCTCGCGGAGGGTGTCACGTTCACTACCCGGGGGTGCAATCGAAAGTGCCCGTGGTGCTTGGTGCCCAGTCGAGAGGGCCGGATCTCAGAGATCGAGAACTTCGAGGACGGGTGGATCATTCAAGACAACAACTTCTTGCAAGCATCCCAGGCACATCAGGCGCGGGTGTTTGCAATGCTTCGCCGGATGCCGGGGCATGCTGCATTCGACAAAACGCGCGGGGTGCAATTTGCCGGGGGTATTGACATCCGCCTGGTCAATCCGTGGTTTGTGGAGCAACTGAAGACGATCCGCCTATTCCAGATCTTCTTAGCTGCGGACACAAACCGGCAGGTTGAACAACTCGAAGCGGCAAGGGCTCTCCTTTCTGACTTTTCCCGCTATCGTTTGCGGGTCTACACTTTGATCGGGTTTGGCAATGACACGATCGTGAAAGCCACAAAGCGCCTTGAACGTGTGTGGGATCTCGGAATGATGCCCCACGCGCAACTCTACCAACCCGACAACGACTGGATCGAATACTCGCGCGACTGGCGGAAATTGGCGAAGAACTGGTCGCGCCCCGCGTTGACCTACGCACTTCACAAACCGGTCGAGACGTTGACGGCGGCGGCCCGCAATCAGCTTTCAATGTGGGGCGGTCAATGAGCCTCTTCACCCTCCGGGCTCATCTCGCCTCGCTCATCGCCTGGGCGGACGAGGGCGGGATCGGCCCGCTCACGCTGTGCCAAGAACTGCTACAGGCGGCGGCCATCCACGCCATCGAGACAGGCCAGGCGCCGCAAGACCTCGCGGCCATCCTCCAGACGGCCAGCGTCAAGGCATGGCTCTCCTACGGGAGAGAAACGGGGGAAGCGTGACAGAGCTACCGATACCGATCGATCGTGCGGTTTGGCACGCCAATCGAACAATCGGAAAGGGAACGTGCCGGTGGTGCGGCGAATTCTTTGTGGGCCACCTGAACAAATGGCCAACGCCGCCCGATAGTATGGAGCGAGAATACAACCCGACATCGGGAAAGATGGAGCGCCCCTTTGGGTTCAAATCCTGTCAATGCGGCGATTGGCGCGGTGCGATCTTTGCCAGCGATTGCCGGATCAAGAAAGTCCATGCCTGCGATGAGTCGGCGTGGCTGGCTTACCATCTGTACGTGAAACACAAGTCAGCCACCTGGAACGATGTAGCGGAGCTTATCGGATGGCCTCGAAGCGTGGATCACATGCTCACATTCGTCCGATGGTGGGCAGAGATACACCACCGCCCATGGCCTCCAGCGTGACCACCGCCCGTCTCATCTTGGGCGACTGCCTCGAAGTACTGGCGGCGCTCCCACCGGCATCCGTTGACGCCATCGTCACCGATCCCCCGTATGGCCTGAGCCCAGACGGGCGCGCCCGCACGTGGGACGACGTCGAAGACGGACGCCAGGGCGGCGGCTTCATGGGTCAAGCGTGGGACGCTGCTGTGCCCGGTGTCACCTGGGCGCGGGCCTGTCACCGGGTGCTCAAACCCGGCGGCCACCTTGTCGCCTTCAGTGCAACCCGCACGATCCACCGGCTTGCGTCCGCTCTGGAGGACGGCAATTTCCAGATCAGAGATCAGCTCGCCCACCTGCAGTGGCAAGGGTTCCCAAAGAGCCACAACGTCGCCAACGACATCGACAAGCGGATGGGGCAACCCGCCCGTGGTCGAGCGATCCCGGTGGCCAGTACCCACCTGCCCTCCGGGCGCTACAAGGAAGAGCGCCTAACCTCTCACGCCGTCGAGCCATACAAGGCGCGCACGCCAGAAGGTGAGAAGTGGTCGGCGTTCGGTACCGCCTTAAAGCCCGCGTTTGAACCTGCCGTACTTGCCCGCAAACCACCAGACGGCACCATCGCCGCCAACGTCCTACAGCATGGGACCGGGGCCCTCAACATTGACGCGTGCCGAATTGGGTACGGTGATCCGGCTTGGCCGGGGCCGCAGGGTGGATGGAATGATAGGGTTTCTGAGGCGGCTTCTGGTGGGGTGATCTTCGATCGTCCCGGGATGTCCTCGGAGCATGACCTGGGCAGATGGCCCGCCAACATATACGCCACACCCAAAGCGAGCAGGGGAGAACGGGAGGAAGGGTGCGAACGGTTGACAGGGCGGCGGGGCTTTGAAGCGGTGGCCCGGGTCGAAGGCTCGGCAGGTCTGGACAATCCCCGGGCGGGCGCTGGACGGACGGCGGAGACGGTCAAGAATTTTCACCCAACGGTCAAGCCACTAACGCTCATGAGATGGATCTCGCGTCTTGTGGGATGTCAGCGCGGTTCGGTCATCTTGGACCCGTTCATGGGCTCAGGCACCACCGGCGCGGCAGCCCTCCTCGAAGGGTTCGCCTTTATCGGTATCGAGTGTGAGCCCGAATACATGTCGATCGCGGAAGCGCGGATCCGCCACCATGCTGGGGCGCTCTTTGCCCACCGGGTGACAGTCGAAGGCGGAGAAGGTGCGGCCTGATATTTTAGTGCAGGCAAAATAATCGTGGACCTGCCCTTTGTTTGGTGGTACATAAATAGAGTAATCAACCACACAGAGAGACACCATGAACCTTGAAGAAATCAAAAACGCGGTCAAATCCGGTCAAACTGTCCACTGGGCAAACTCGAACTATCGAGTCATTCAAGGCAATCAAGATCAATGGCTTGTCATTTGTGATGACAATCAACACTGCATTGGCCTGACCCATCGTGATGGTGTGACGATGAACGGAGAGCCGGAAGACTTCTTCCTGAGCGCCCCTGATGCGCGCGTGGCCGCATACAATCAAATGAAAAGACAAAACGCCGTTAGCGATATCAAAATGGACATGCAAGGGAACCCACGCCTTCGCGCCATTTCTGGCGATGTTGTCGGGCTGGGTGCCACAGGCGCAGACCTTGATCGCCCACTGACACGCGACTGTTACCAACTCGTGCACGACTTTTTGGTAATGCAAACGTTGGCAGGGCTCGAATTCATGACGGAGAACGTGCATGAAGAACGGCGGTATCACTACGAAAGAGCGCGTTGCCGACTCGGCTGGGAGCTAATCGACGCTGGTATTTTCAAGTCAAAATACGACATCCGAACGACATGGGTGCTGGTCGAAGACGACTAAGAACGCCAACAACACCAACCACACAGAGAGACACCATGAACACAAATCTAAAAGCCATCCTCACCGACAAAGCCATGAGCACCGGCGGTTTCTACTGCGTGATCGCTACCTGCTCAGGTTGTGCACACGATCACTTCGTCGCCTTCGCTGGATGGTCTGCGCTCAAGTGCCACGGGTGCAAGGGCTACATGGACCGCACACCGTACCGCAAAGTCAAAGCAGATCACCACCGCGTCGATCTGTCGGCATCGCTTCGAAACAACGGCATCAGCGTTTATTCGGAAGCAGAATTCGAGCCCGGGGCGGTGCGGGTCGAATTTGCTGGTGAGAGCTACGTTGTGGACGTGTTCGCACAACAAGCAGCAGACAATTGGAATTCGGGTCTGTGCGCCCTCGGCGGTGGCCGTCTGGGCGTTCTTCTTGATGACGACATGTTCGCGGCGGCGTTTCTCGCTGTTTTGCTCGAAGAGGTGCAAGGATGACCCGCAAACGAGGACGCCCACCCTCGACGCCAGAACTGAAGCGGACAAAGCGCGTCCAGGTCAACATGACCGAAACAGAGAAGGCGGCGATCAAGCTCGCGGCCGATGCTCAAGGGCTCAAGCTCTCCGCGTTCATTGTTGCGGCGGCGGTGCGGGCGGCTCTACAGGCGGCGGTGGCGCCTCCACGGTGACCACCGCATAGGTGCCCTTTGCGGGTGGCGTATCAGATGGAGGCTCGGCCGGTGGCGGCGGGGCCTCTTTCGCCATTTGGCGTAAACGCTCCAGCGCCGCGTCGAGGTTGTCGTTGATCTGTTCCATGTGCTGGGCGGCGTCTGTGGGCGCCTGTGCGGGCGGTGGTGGCTCTCCAGCCAGGGCCGCGCACGCGAGGAGGGCAGAGAGCATGGGAGGCCTCCTATCGGATGGTACGGGGCGCTAGCTCATCGAGCACGGCGAGGATCTCGGCGGTGCGGGCGTTCGTCGTTTCGAGGTGGACCCGGATGGTGGCGATCTCGGCGTTCAGGTTCCACAGGAACCCGCACAGGGCACAAATGGCGGTGGTGAGGAGCCCGGTTATCAGCTTGTGTAGATGTCCGTTCATTCTTCCCCCGATGCGGCGACGGCTTGGAGACTCTTGGCGGCGAGGAGCGTTGTTCCCAGTCCTACGATAACACCCACGGCCACGGCGACGGCGGGCCGTTGCACAATCGGAACCGGCTCGACGGCTTCGTTGTAGCGGGCTTCCCACCATTCCGCGCGGCGCTCTCCGTCGGCGGCCTGGTAGACGAGTTCGGACGTATCGATCCGATACAGCGATCGGAGGTGGGTGTATGCGGTGCCCTCGGCCAGATACCGCGCCACGTCTTCGAGCGGGAGAGACACAGAGAGACAGTCGCGGCTATCGCCTGGCCCGAGTTCAACCGCATCGGCGCAACCCCTCTGTGTAGACTCAACCACCACCGGCGCCGATGGCCTGGGCGGTGGCTCGGCGGCCTGGGCGACCAGTACCAACAGACAGGCGATCATTCTTTGCGGCGCCTGTCAGCGTTGACAAGGTGAGCCAGGGCGGTGGCCGGGTGCTCATCGTTAACGGCGTCCTCGAGGGCCCTGTCATCTGCCTGGGCGGCCTCGGCGGCGTTCTCCCTGGCGGCCTCAGCCACCGGCGCCACATCGGCCGCGGGCGGTGCCACCTCTTCGAGCTTCGGCCGGACCTTGCGGCGGGTGAGAATTGCCAGAGAGATCAGAAACGAGATCACGCCCAGGGCGAACGCGATAACGCCGGTCCCCAGATCAGGTAGAGGCATTTACCAGTCTTCCAGAAGGGTATAGGAGAACGTCTCGCCGTGGCCCGCTTTGACTTGCTTGTGGCACAGATTGATAAGCTCCTCGAATCCATTAGCGCCCGCCTCTTTGAAGACTTGGCAACCGGCGCTCCAGCGATCGACCAATTCGCTCCCGCCCGCACGGGTGCTGCTGCGGTGGATGTTGATCCCGAACCGCCCCAATTGAATGCTCTCCGGGTCCATGTCAAGGATCGCGTCTTTGTTGGCATCTCGAAAGACCTTGACCTTTCCCGCGTTGGGTCCGCCTCTGGCCCTTTGTACCAGGGCCTCATAGCTACCGCGGTGCAACCCTAATTTCCAGCAGCCGCGGTGCTGGTCAGGGCATAGGATGGCGGTCCCCGCCGTCCGCCCGGGGTTCTCCCGCCAATACACGCCGGGATCTGTGGTGGCGGCCCACCGCTTGTGTACCCACTCCCCGTTGACCTTGTGGGTGCAGGTGATCCAGTCGTTGAATTCGTTTGACCGGAGATCGGCGGTGCGAATTCCCACGATGTTCAAATTGTAATCGCCTCGCGTGAAGACGACATACCCCAGGTCCGCGCATCTCTGCAGGACCGGCGGCAAACTCAAGACGCACCACCGCGCCACGCTCCCACCGCCCGGGCGGCGGCATCGCTTCCGATGTAGACCACCGTTAGGGTGACGAAGCCATCGGAGTCGATCAACCCGACGAGGGTGAACGCGCACGTCACAAGCCATGCCAAAAGGCGGCGATATGACAGGCGTTGCGATCCGAACGCGGCGTCTATCCAGCGTGAGACCATGTCAACCTCCGGCCGCGATTGCGGCTATCTGGGCCACGGTCAACGTCTCGACGACATCGGCGGGATCGATAAAGTGGCTATGCCCACCGGGCCCTGCAATGACGCTTGACTGGCCGCCTTCTTCCTGAAAGCCTGCCACTGTGGCGGCGCCTTCGGTGTAGCGGACGATCACCCTCGCCAAGAATTCTACGGCTTCTGATTCGGTCATAGTTCACCCGTCATTGTCTGGGAAGAAGTCGGCGTTTTTACCTGATACGAGGTAGTGGGCTCTGAACTCAAGCGTTGAGGTACCGGCGGAGGAGTTGTTTCGGCCCGCCGCTAGGAAGAAACCAAAGTCAGAATCGTCGCCAGTTATGGCGACCGTTCCTGTCGCGCGTTTGGTGTAAAGCCAGGTGGACGGATCACCGAACGCCGAGACAGACGAAGCGGTAGCATTCAACATCTTGTTACCTGGGCCGACATGGAACCCGCCGAACACGCCCTTTAGACCGGCTTGCGCTGCGCTGTATGACGGGTTTGCGCTAGCTGCATAGCCGTGGAAGACACCCACGTCGATGTTATCGACATTGGATCCGTCTTGCATAAAACCGACTGCACTAGACGTTGAGAACGTGGCGTTTGCTTGGGGACAAATGCCCGCAAAGAGGTACATCTCACTCGACGCGATATTCGATCCGCCGCACTTTTCAATAGCTACGGCGGCCCACTGCAAGTCATCCCACGCCCAGAGGGTCGAGAGGTTGAACGCCCAGGCGGCGCCGCTTCCAAGCTTCTTTGTATCTCCGGTGTCGATCGATACCGTCCAGATACCAGTAGAGGTGTCCTGGGAAACTGCGTTCAGCCCGGTGTTGCTGATCTCTGTCGTAACGTCGGCCAGGTTGAAGCGTTGCCACGCCATATCGGTTGAACTGCCGCCGCCCGCCGCGGGAAGTCTGAAGCGTGCCATCTAGTTGTCCTCGTCGAGCCAGACTTCCACCACCGTAGAACTAGACGCAGAAGCCAGGAACACGGAGGTGCGGGCGCACAGGTTCCGCCCTCGAAGCGGGATCTCGAACCAGCCATCCGCGGCGACGGTCCCATAGTCGGTGCCGATGGCGGCGGCGTCGACGCCCTCCCAGGAAATCTTGCCCGCGTTGGTCACGAACTGAACGCTTAATTTAGTCGCTGGCGGTGGAAGGTTCACCTCCGTCAGATCGTCAGCGTCACCGAGGGTGATCCGCTTGACGTATGGGAGGACTACAGAGGAGAGATCTTCGGCCATTGGTGTGGCTCCTTTTCAGGTTGGGGCGTCCCTGATCCAGTTGGGAATTGTGCGAAATGTAAACGATCCGTCACCGGGGCGCCGCGGTACGCTCATCGCAATTGCGACACGGTCAGACCAGCCGATCTCGGCGTCGGTGATAGTGACAACGTCCCCGGCTTCGAGGTGTTGGAATTGCTGTGGTAGGAGGTACTCGACCTCTTGGTGTGTCATCCCGTCGCGGCGGATCCTCCAGTCAAGGACCGCGTGCGCGGTGGCGATGTCATAGACAACATCGGTCTCGATGGTGTCGCCCTGGCGGAGCCCGTAGCGGGAGAACGAAGCCCAGCTAAGCGGGTGGAGCGTGGTTCCGTCATTGCGCGATAGCTCGCGAGGGCCATACGACAGGGACCGGGCGTACTCTCCGCTCTCCGCATTCAGCGCAAAAGAGATCGTATGGTAGTTGGCGATGTCGGTGGCGCTGGAGACCTTGACCATACCGTTACGCGAACCGCCCCGGCTTCGAGGGTTGATCTCGGCGATGGCGTCGGAGGCGGTGGCGTCAAACGGGTAGTGAACGAACCACAGACCATTGGGGCCCATCGCCGGGGCGAGCGGGAGGAGCGGCAGAATGTGATCC